TACGTTAGTAGCAGCTGCTAACGACTTTGTTACTTATACGCGTTTAAATGCTAATGTAGACGTAGTACAAGATAATGTAGCTTCCAGCGTTACGGACATTACAGCGTTAGAAGCTAGAAGAGCTGCTAATATTGCAGGAGCTATTTCTAGTGTTTTAACTAGTGACTTAACCGCTTCAAGAGCAATGGTTTCAGATGGTTCTGGTAAAATTTCTATTCTTTCTGGAGTTACTTCTACCGAACTTGGTTATGTGGATGCTACAAGTTCTATACAAACACAATTAGACGCTAAACAGACTACTATTACAGGAGCTGCTACATCAATTGATACAGAAAACTTAACAGCGTCAAAAGTATTAGTAAGTGACGGTAGTGGCAAGGTAGCTGTAAGTGCTGTTACTTCTACTGAGTTAGGTTACGTAGATGGTGTTACAAGCGCAATTCAAACTCAATTAACTGCTCATACTACAGAAGATACTGCGTTACAATCTAGACTAAGTTCTAACGTAACTATATTTACTAACGAAGATACAGCGCTAGAAACTAGAAGAGCTGCTAACATAGCTGGTGCTGTTTCAACAATTACCACAGGAGACTTAACAGCGTCAAGAGCGTTAGTAAGTGATGGTTCGGGTAAAGTATCAGCAAGTGCTGTCACTTCTACAGAATTAGGTTATGTAGACGCTACAAGTTCTATTCAAACACAGTTAGATGCTAAAGCTACTTTAGCAGGAGCGACATTTAGCGGCCAAGTTAATATGAGTGATGATTTAGTTGTCACTGGTAATTTAATTGTTAATGGAGATACTACAACTTCTAATTCTGTTAATTTAATTGTTCAAGATAGAATGATTATGTTAGCAAATTCTGCTACAGGTGCTCCAAGTGCTGATGTAGGGTTTTTATTTAATAGAGGTAATCAAGGTAATGTTGCTTTCTTTTATGATGAATCAGCTACAACATTTAAAATAAGTGACACTAAGGACCCTCATTCAAATACTAGTATTTCTCCTGTTTCTGCTGCTAATCTGGACGTAGGAATTTTAACAGCAGCCACAATTAAATATAACGGAGCTGATTTACATACTTCTATTACGGATAATGTAAGTACTTTAAATACTAATATTAATGCAATAGAATCGCGTAGAACTGCAAATATAGCAGGCGCAATATCCTCTGTTTTAACAGGAGATTTAACCGCTTCTAGGGCAGTAGTTTCGTCTGGTGCTGGTAAAATTGCAGTATTATCTAGTGTTACTTCTACAGAATTAGGTTATGTAGACGCTACAAGCTCAATACAAACTCAATTAGATGCTAAACAGGCTACTATTACAGGAGCTGCTACATCAATTGATACAGAAAACTTAACAGCGTCAAAAGCATTAGTAAGTGATGGTAGTGGCAAGGTAGCTGTAAGTGCTGTTACTTCTACTGAGTTAGGTTACGTAGATGGTGTTACAAGCGCAATTCAAACTCAATTAACTGCTCATACTACAGAAGATACCGCGTTAGAAGCTAGACGTACTGCTAATATAGCAGGTGCTATAAGCTCTGTATTGTTACTGCTACAGAGCTTGGGTATTTGGACGCTACTAGCTCTATACAAACCCAATTAGATACTAAACAAGTTACTATTACTGGTGCAGCTACAACTATTGATACTGAAAACTTAACAACTTCTAGAGTATTGGTAAGTGACGGTAGTGGTAAAGTAGCAGTATCAGGTGTTACTACTACAGAGTTAAATAAGCTGGATGGCGCTACTCTTTCAACTACTGAATTAAATTATGTAGACGGTGTTACAAGTGCAATTCAGACCCAATTAGCTGCTCATACTACAGAAGATACTGCGTTAGAAGCTAGACGAACTGCTAATATAGCAGGTGCTATTAGTTCTGTTTTAACAAGCGATTTAACAGCTTCTAGAGTTTTAGAAGCTAGTGGGGCTGGAAAAGTTAGTGCAAGCTCTATTACTTCAACAACTTTAGGTTATTTAGATGCTACAAGCTCAATACAAACTCAATTAAATGCAAAAGGATCAATACCTTCTAATACAATGCATACTTCTTCAACAGCTAATAGTTATGCAACAGGTAGTGCAACAAGTAATATTGATCAAGTTATGGTGTTTATTAATGGAACCTATCAAAACGAACATCAGTATATTTTAGGAAATTCAACCCATAATGTTCAATTTAAAGTGGCAAGTCTTGGAGCAGGGCTAAACATAGAAATACGTAAATTTTAATTGACACTAGACGAATTTTAGCATAGGATAATAAAATGGCAAGATTAAAATATATTCCAAGATCATCAACTTCACCTGCTAGATGGGAAAGTATGTCATATGATACTAAACGTAAAAAGAAACAACCTTGGTGTGTTTTTTATACACCTCTAGGACGCATGGTTAGCAAGCCAGCAGGAAAGAAGCCAAATTATATGTCAGACGAGGAGTGGTGTGCCGCCAAAACTCCTTTTAAAAATCAGACAATAAAAAAAGGAAGAAGATAAATGGTTACAAGAGTACATAGATGGATGGGCGGATTTGACGCCGATGTAACTGGTTCAATACAAGTTCATGGATCAGAAAATAGAATCTCTATTGGCGGCGCCTCGATGCCTACTGCAAACCTTCATGTTTGGGGTACAGGAATGATAACTGGTGATACAAGCATAGGCGGCGATTTGTCTGTTGATAGCACCACCGACAGCACCAGCGGTACCACAGGCAGCATCCACACGGACGGCGGCTTGGGTGTGGCGAAGGATGTGTTTGTTGGTAGCCAGTTAGGTGTCCAGAAGATTGGGACGAACAACCCATTCACAGTATACCACGATGACACCTCTGTTGCTGGGACGATCTTGATCGAACAAGATGGGACAGGAGACCCCTCACTTCATTTTCTAATTACAGGCTTACTGGATTGGTCGGTTGGTGTTGATAATTCAGACGACGACAATTTCAAAATTGCGCGTAGCTCTGACCTTGGCACTAGTACCGCGCTGTCTATTGATAGTTCCCTCGCGGTTACTCTACCGGGGATTCTTTCCGTAGACGACACCACTGACAGCACCAGCACCACTACTGGTTCAATTCACACGGACGGTGGCTTGGGCGTTGTAAAGGACGTGTTCATAGGCGGCGACTTTGCTATGACAACTGATGGTTCTACACTAAGTTTTGGAAGTGATGGAGAAATTGTACTTACTCACGTTCACAACTCGGGATTACGGTTTTCTGATAATGATAAACTTTTGTTTGGTGCTGGTGATGATCTACAGATTTACCATAGTGGTTCTCATAGTTATATAGATGACATTAGTGGCCCCGGCACAGGTCGCCTAAAAATTCAAACTAATAGACTTGATATTGAAGGCACTGGTGAAACAATGGCCACCTTTACAGATGATGGTGCCGTAGATCTTTATTATAACAACAATAAGAAGTTTGAAACAACTGCAACAGGTGTTACCTTAAAAAATGCTGGTGATACAGATGATGACTCACCTGTAATATTAACTTTACAGACTGCTGAAACTGTTATTACTGTTGATGATGTTCTTGGTAAGATTGTATTCCAAGCACCAGATGAAGCGTCAGGATCAAATTCAACTGTAGTTTTGGCTTCTATTCAAGCACATGCAGAAACACTTTTTGATGGTAATAATAATCATACATCATTAAACTTTATGACTAGTGGCACTAATACAGCAGATGAAGAAGCAGGCGTAAACGTAGTCAGTAATAGAATGAAGATTACTGGAAACGGTAATGTACTTATTGGGACAACTTCTTTTGGAATAGGATCTAACGTTGCTATTGCTGGTGGACTAGATGTAGTTTCCGGAAAAATTAGAGAATCTTCAAATGTTCTTTTACCTGCGGGCATGATTGTTATGTCAGGTAATACTACTGTTAATACTGGTTGGTTACAATGTGACGGAATAGCAATTTCTAGGACCGAATATTCAGACTTATTTTCTTCAGTTGGGACATCTTTTGGAGTAGGTAATGGTAATAATACTTTTAATATTCCAGATTTTTCAGATAGATTTCCTTTAGGTAAGGGTACAAATAACTCTACTTTAGGAACACAAACAGGTGCAACTAGCGCAAGTAGCGCTTTAGCAACTGGATCAGGAACTACTGGGGGAGGTACTACTGGAACAAGTAATACAGGAACAGGTACTACAGGAACAGGTACTACAGGAACAGCCACTACAGGAACAAGCACATCTGGTTCTACAGGCGGCTCAACAGTTGCAAGTAATACTGGAACAGGTACTACAGGAACAGGTACATCTGGCACAGGTACTACAGGAACAGCTACTACAGGAACAGCTACTTCTGGATCGACTAGTATATCTGCTCACTCACTTACTACAGTTACAGTTGCTGCATCTGCTAAGGATTCTTCAACTACGTCTGTCGTATCTGCTGTTGCTACTCATTCTGCGCATACCCATTCAGTACCAGGATTAAGTGTTCCAGGTCTATCAGTACCCGGACTATCTATTCCAGGACTGTCAATACCAGCACTAACTATTCCGTCACTTACGGTTAATGGACATACTCATTCTGTACCTGGACTGTCTGTACCCGGACTGTCTGTACCTGGATTAACTGTACCAGCACTAACTGTACCTGGATTATCTGTACCTGGATTATCTGTACCTGCCTTGTCGCTTACCGTTCCTAGCGTGGTAGTTAACTTTTTGATTAAAATTTAAGGAATAATAAAAAATGGCGGAATCGACAACAAACGGTGCATTAACTAAACACTTTGAAAAAGATATAAATGTCTTACATGAAAGAACTCAAGAAACAAAAACTAGTTTGAGTACTCATGAAGCTGTTTGTGAAGAAAGGTATGAAAATATATTAGCTGCAATTGAAGCCTATTCACAAAAATTAGAAACTATGGGCAGAGAAGTATCAGAATTAAAAAAATTAGCAACAGAAGGTAGAACAAGTTTACGAACTTTATTTTTTGCAGGTACTGTAGTTGCTGCTGTTATTGCAGGAATTGCTGCTTTTACAAATATTAAATGGTAAGAAAGATTATTTAGGGGAAATGTCAGAAAAATTTTTTAAAGTTCCTGTTGAACGACTATTAGATAAATTAGTAGTAGGTGAACATAAGGGAATTAAATTTAATAAAAGCCAGTGGGCTATGATAGAGGGATTAAGTAAACATCGTTTCTGGGTACACATTTCTGCTAGAAGAACGGGAAAAAGTTTAGCAGCATCTATATTGGCTTTTTCTAAATTACTTGAACCTAGACAACAGGTTATGGTAGTTGCACCAAATTTTTCTTTATCCTCTATTATATGGGATTATACAACAGATATTATTAAACATTTACAAATTGAAGTAGATAGATTTAATCAAAAAGACAAAATAGTAAAATTAATTAATGGTTCTACTCTTAGATTATTAAGTGCTAATAATAGGGACAGTTTAATTGGAAGAGCGGCTAATTTGTTGATTATAGACGAGGCCGCCGTTATTGATGATCCTGAATATTTTACCCGTGATTTAAGACCTGCTCTTACTACCTTTCCAGACTCAAGAGCACTTTTTATTTCAACACCGCGAGGAAAAGGTAATTATTTATACGATTATTATTTAAGAGGAGATGATGATGAATATCCAGAATGGGGAAGTGGGCTTTATACCTGGAAATCAAACCCTCTTTTACAAAAAGATGATATTGATGAAGCCCGTAAATCTACAACTAGAAAATTATTTTCTCAAGAATATGAATGTGCATGGACAACTACAGAACAACAGATTTATGAAGTCCAAGAAGATACTCATGTAGCAGACTTACAAGAAGTTATGCCAAAAGATCGTCGTTATGATTTTATAGCAGGATTAGATGTTGGATATAGAGATGATAATGTTTTTGTTGTAATCGCTACAAACGGTAAAGAATATTTTATACTGGACGAGTTTGTATCTGCTGAATCAACAACAAGTACTTTAGCAGAAGAAATAGATAAAATGATAGAACATTGGGGTATCGAAAATATTTATATTGATTCTGCTGCTCAACAATTAAAAGCAGATTTTGCATATGATTACGATATTTATTGTGAAAATGCTATCAAAAGCGTAAATGATGGTATTGCGGCTGTGCAAGTTTTAATTGAACAAAAATTAATTAAATTTGATATTGAAAACGCAAAACATACATATGCGTCAATTAGTAGTTATAAATGGAATCCAAGAACAGAAAATCCTAAACCTATTCATGATTGGGCCTCTCATGCCTCTGATGCATTAAGATACGCGATTTATAGTCATCAGAAAAAGTCAGTTGATATTTATGGTGCTACGTGATACACAACTAATTATTCTTAATTATAAAAGGATTGAAAATGTATTAAAAATTGTATATAAATTTCAAGGATTCATGCCGATATTAGTAATTAATAATAATTCTAAAATAAAAGTTGAAATACCTCAAATATTAGTTCAAAATAATAATGAAAACAAGTGGTGTATTGAAAGATGGTATTGGGCACAAAAATCACCTTTTAAATATTCACTTATTTTAGATGATGATATATGTCCTACAAAACATTGTATAAATAAACTTAGAAAAACAATTAAAAATTATCCTAAATCTTTAGTTGGAATATATGGTAAAAATAATTTAAACAATTCTACTAATTATAAAGAATTAACAGATGTTTGGTGTGTAGATAAACAAGTAGATTTGTGTATAGGCTCATGTTTAATTGTTGAAAATCAAAGCTTAAAAGAAATTTGGAAAGATTACGTACAACCTTGGGGTATTCAAGATAGAGGAGATGATTTATTAATATCTTTGGCTTTATCACATAAAAACCAAATTAAACATCGAACTATAAATACAGAAGTTGAATTATTATCAGAGGGAAACGTAGGGTTAAACTTATCAAAAAATCATTATCAAAAAAGATGGTTAGTAATAAAAAAATTTTTGGATACGTATACGTGAGCGCTTTTTTCTGATTTTATAAAAATAAAGATTGGACATAGGGTTGTATATTTGATAAAGTTAAGGAAATGAATAAGTTAAAGAGGGTTCCAGTAAAGTATATTCGAGACATATTAAAGAATAAATATGAAAAAAATAATCATTGTTATGTATGTAAATCAACAGAAGATTTAGAATTTCATCATTTATATAGTGTCTCTGAATTATTTAATATATGGTGCTTTGATAATAATATAAAAGAAATATCGTCTGTTGAGGAAATTAATAAGTATAGACGTAGTTTTGAAAAAAATTTTTCTCACGAGTTATCAAATGAAAATGCATTTACTTTGTGTAAAAAACATCATGAGAGGTTACATAATATATTTGGACAAAGATATAGTAAAGATCTCACACCCAAAGTAAAAAAATGGATTAATATCCAAAGAGAGAAAATGGAGAATGAACTATAATGACAGCACTGTGGAGAGAATGGCTTTCTGAAAAACTGAATCCAGTTCAGCCGTCTATTGCTGTCCAAGAGCCGTTCGCAAGCCCAGAAAATATAGTTAGCTATGAGCGAGCTTATAGAGATATTGAGATTATCAATAGGTCTGTGGATTTAGTTATTAACGCCTTAATAGAGGTTCCTTTAATTGTAGAAGGTAGAACGCCTGTTAAAAAAGTTAATCGTCTTTTAAATGAAAAACCTAATCCATTTGAAGACAGAGTAAGATTATTTAGGCGTGCTTTTCTTGATTTCTTTCTCGACGGAAATGCTTTTTTTTATTATGATGATACAGATATATATGTTATTCCTGCTAATGATATGGAAATTATACCGGATGATAAAACATTTGTTTCTCATTATAATTATTTACTTAGAAATCAAAGTGAATCAGACGTATTTGGATATGGTAAAGCTAGGAAAAACGAATCTATACAGTTTTTACCAAGAGAAATTATTCATATAAGAACAGATAACGAGGACAGTATTTATCGTGGTTCAAGCAAATTAAAAGCTTGCGAAAGATTATTTGAATTATATTATTATATGATTAATTTTCAAAGACAATTTTTTAAGAATAATGCTGTTCCAGGATTCGTTTTAGCAACGGATAATGTTTTAAGTAAAAAAGTTAAAGAAAGATTACTTGAATCATGGAGACAAAATTATGCAAGTTTATTTTCAGGAGCACGTTCTCCTGCAATTTTAGACGGTGGACTAAAGATTGATAAATTTTCAAATGTTAATTTTCATGAATTAGATTTTGAAGCTTCAATAGAAAGAATTCAACAAGATATGGCTAAAGCTCTTGGAGTGCCCTATATTATGTTAAAATCTGGAAATAACGCTAATATCGAAGCTAACCAGAAATTGTTTTATAATCATACTATTATACCAATTTTAGAACAATTTTGTAGTTCATTTTCACATTTCTTTAATAATGATGTAACAATTAGACCAGATAGGACAGCAATATCTTCGTTAATGCCTGATAATCGAACTCAAGCAATTTACTATTCTACTTTAGTTAATACGGGAATTATAACACCTAATGAAGCTAGAGAAGGACTAAGATTTGAAAAAATAACAGACGGAGATTCTGATACGATAAGAATTCCACAAAATATTACAGGTAGTGCCACGGATGCTTCCCAAGGAGGAAGACCTTCTCAAGAGGAAGATATGAGTGGTAGTGCCGAAACAGAGGAAAATTTAGATGAATAAAACTTTTTATCTTAATAGTGTTCTTAATACTAAAGCTAATAAAAAGAAAAGTAATAGTCTTAAGATTGCAGGATATGCAAACACTACTGACAAAGATAGAGCAGGTGATATAATTAGCGCTGAGGCGTGGGCCAGAGGCGTAGATAATTATAGAAAAAATCCTGTTTTACTTTATCAACATGATCATCAGAAACCTATTGGTAGAGTTGATCAAGTATTAGTCGATAAGAAAGGTATTTTTGTTGAAGCATCAGTTAGTAATGCTGCAGAAAAACTTCACGGTGTGCAAACGTTAATTAAAGACGGCGCATTAAAAAGTTTTTCCGTAGGATTCAAAGTTAAAGATGCTGATTACGATACAGAAAATGATACTTTTAATATTACTGATGTAGAATTAATGGAAATTAGTATTGTTAGTGTACCTTGTAATCAAGAAAGTTTATTTAGTATTCGCAAAAGTTTTGAAGATAACACTGAATATGAATCTTTTAAAGAAAAAGTTAAATCTTCTGCGTTGAAAAACAAAATTAAAGAAGAACACAATACAGAAAAGGCATCATTAGTTAACGTTGGTGTAACAAATTATGTGCATAATCATTATCATACTGTCGAAGTGGACGGTATGGGATTTGGAATTACTACATATGGCTCTCACGGGTACAAACATTATCATGAAGTAAAAAATTTCCAAATATTAGAAGATAGTATGCATAATGATCATACACACGATATGGTGTTTTTAGTAAAACCAAGTGAACAGTCTGATGAAAGTCCTGTGATGGCTAGACCCGCGTCACCTTCAGAAATGATAGGAGATGCTGTTTTAAATATCTTAGGTCCAGAGTTAGATGAAACTGTTTCCACAAAAGGAGAAGACGAAATGAGTGAATCAGAAACTACTGATACTCTTGAGATTACTTCCGATGAAGTTTTAGTTAAAGATGAAACTAAATTAGATGATATCACTACTGAATCTGAATCAGAAGAAGATCTCGTATCTGACGTTAAATCTGAAGAAGACAGTAATATCACTGAGGAAGCTATTCTTGAGGAGGAAGAAATTGATGAAGAACCAGAAATTTCTACTGATCCTTATGAGCCTATTCCTTTTGTGAATTTACTAAGTTTAGAAAATACTGAACTAACTTCTACAGATTTCGTAAAATTTAATGACAGCAGATGGAAAATTATTAAAATTGCAACTGCCCAAAATCCTATTTTTCAACTTTTAGAAGTTGACTTAACAGGCAAAACATTGGATAATACAACTAGCGTTGATGCAAAAAATATAGCTATCGTAAATACGTGGGATATTGGAACAAAGTTTGACAAAGTCCTTACTGAATTCAAATCTAAAACGTATACCGATAACGATCGAAGTGACATCAGAGAAACATTTAATTCAAATGTATCAATGACTGAACAAGAGCTTTATAGCTTAAAACCACACGTTGAATCTGACGATTATAAACAAGAAATACTTAACAAAACAATTAACTTATTATCTACTCCATCACAAGAATGGACAGATACAAACTATCAAGTTGCAGATTATATGAACAACATGATAGAAGAACTAAAAACTATTACAAGTGAAGTCGAGGATGATTCAATTTCAAGAAAAGATCTCGCCCTTATGCTTCACGGTCATAAATCTAATAAAGATAATTCAAAGGAGAATAATGAAATGGCGACTCAGAATGCAGGTGATCCCATTGTTGTAAAGACTGAGGCAGAGTCCTCGGTCGAGGAAGAGAAGATCGAAGAAGTGCAAGCTTCTAACGTATCTTCTGCATCCGTTGCTGCGGAGCCCCGTGTTGCCGATTTAATCGAAAAAACTGGAGAGGCTATTCTCTCTGAAGCAGATGCTAAAGAGAAGAAACTCAACAGGGGCGAGGCAGATTACACACCAGCTGAGACAGAAAAAGTTGAAGAACTTAAATCTCAGCTTAAGAAATACGAAGACCAGATTGCGGCTATGAACCGTAGTAAAATGGTCTATCAAGAAACTTCTCACACTAGTAAAGAGCAGTTTACTGAAAAGGACATGGCTAATGCATGTATGCTAGCTTATGCTCTTGACAGGCGCGACCCATTTGATACTAAATTGGGTCAAAAAATTAAGGCAATTACGTCCGTTGATGCTTTTTTAAGCAACTTCTCAACGAATGTATACGAAGAAATGGAACAGCAGTTAGTAATTGCTCCCATGTTTGATCGAATCCAGGTTGATGCTAGGACATTCCGTGTTCCAGTAGCGGCGGAAGATACCGACGGTGATGTTGCACAGTTTGCATCAGGAACCTTCGCGACGGGCATTGGTGATACTACCAACGTTCCAACCTCTAACCAGCACACAATTAGTGCGGTAGAATTTACTCCTCATAAATTCATGGCTACAACTCATTTAGCCAAGGATGAAGAAGAAGATACGGTTCTACCTCTTATGGATTTCCTTCGCAGGGCCTCTACACGTCGTGTAGCCCGTGCTATTGATAAGGCTATCCTTCGCGGAACAGGAGCTCTTTCCGGGTTCACTGCTGCCCCAACTAATACTATTACCGCTGGTGCTGGTTATGCGTCAGTAATTAAGGGTATTGTAACCCTTGCTGATGATATTTCCGGTCTACGGTCTACCACTGGTAGCGGAAACGATAAAGCGGATGCAACCGATATCGCATCTGCCCGCGCTAAGATGGGTAAATACGGCCTACAGCTCGGTGACCATCTCGTATATGTAACTTCAGTTGAAGGTTATAACGAACTAGTTAGCTTCTCGGATTTCCGTACAGTTGATAAGTTCGGACCGAACGCTACTTACCTAACAGGTTCAGTCGGTGCCATTTACGGTATTCCTATTGTTATCTCTGAATTCATGGATAACGTTGGTTCTACTGGAAATGAGATCGGTATTCTTATTTACAAGCCTGGCTTCCTAATTGCGGAACGCCGTGGAATGGAAATTGAGAGTGAATACGAACCTCGTCAGCAGGTTACTGCAATGTATATGAGCACACGCTTTGACTTCAAGGCACTTAGCTCTAACAGTAGTGCTGCTCTCGATGCAACCAATTTTGCGTATGCATCACTCGTAGAGTGTGGTTAATAGTTAGTTACTAATTATTAATTATTAATTGCTAACCACTTAAAGGGGAGGTAGGTCGCTTATCTGCCTCCCCTTATTTACTAAAAGGAGTAAGAAAACATGGCACAAGGAACAGATGCTGTAACAGATCTAGATAAAATCAGAGCCGAAGGATTAGCTACTGAAGAAGAAATTCGCGCATGGGCGTTGACTCATGGGTATGGGCCAGGTTCGGTCGATTCTCTTGTAGCTGAATGGGCTGGAGACGCCCCTGTTGTTGAAGAAGTTGTTGAAAAAGTTAAAGATGAACTTGATCTTGTTGAAGATAAGTTAATCGCTGAAGAAGAGGATGACGATGATGACTGGGATGACGATGACTACGATCTCTGGGATAAAGACGAAGACGACGACGAAGACGATAAATAATAGGAGAAGCTAGCTGTGGCCATAGCAGAAAGTAATTTAGGAAAATATCCGTATGTTACTATAGCTGAAATTAAAGACTATTTAAATATTACTAGTAATAATCATAACGCTAGACTGAGTAATGTTACTAACTATGCTTGTGGCGTTATTGAACATTATATAGGTAGAGAAGTTTTAGCTAATAATTATACAGAGCAATATGATGGAGGGACTAGTTCGATTTTCGTATCTAGAATACCTTTATCTAATGTGCATTCTCTTTTTGAACATGATGGTACACGCTATCAAAGTTTAAATCCTCCTACAGCTGATGGATCAGCTGTAGAATTAGATTCCGATAACCATACTATGAATGTTAACGGAGATTCTTATATCACAACTAGAATAAAAAAATTCGGACAATCATCTATATATTTTGACGGTAATGCGGATTATATTACTACTGCTAATGGTGATGATTGGTGGTTTGATACAGAACCATTTACAGTTGACGTACAAGCTAGATTTGCAAGTTTTACTGCAACACAAGTTTTAGTAGAACAATATCAAGATGCTAATGATTTTTGGCAACTTAGATATAATGCGACAGAAGGATTACAATTTAGAGTAGTAGAAAGTGGTACAGAAGTAATTAACGTAGCTCACGCGGCTACTTCTGGTTATACTGCTAATACTTTTCATCATTTAGCTGTTTCTCGTAATGGAACAGATTTAAAATTATTTAGAGATGGAACACAAATTGGAAGCACAGTCACAGTAGCAAAAACAGTGGATATTCCAGATTTTAGTGGCGATTTAAATATTGCTCGTTCTGGAAATACAACTCCTGCATATTTTACAGGATACATGGATGAATTAAGAATTTCTAAATCATCTCATTACACTACAGCATTTACAGCTCCTTCTTATCAACACGCAACTGATGATGATACTGTGTTATTACTTCATTTTGAAGGCTCTAACGCTGCTGTTACAGTAAATGATACGCATGCAACAAGAGAAGATTTCATCTACAGTACTGATACAGGAGAAATTTCTAGAGATGTCGGAAGTGGCGCCGGTGCTAGAGCGTTAGATGTTTTTGGACCCGCTAAATTTAGAAATTACCCTAGAGGACTTAGAGTTAATTATAGAGCAGGATATGAAAGCGGTGAAATTCCTGCTGATTTACTAGTTAGTACTTTAGATTATGTAAAATTATTACATAAAGAAGAACAAGGAACAGCGGCTTTTTCTATGGAAGGTGAAAGTAAAAATCAAAATCCTTTAGCATCAAATTTTCCACCCCACATAAAAAGAGTATTGGATTTATATAGGATTATAGATTAATGGCTCTTAATATAGCCGATTTTCCGGACGGAACTTTTGGCGGAACTGCACAATCTGGAGCGTTAATTCGAATAGATAACAAAGCGATTAATAAAAACTTAAAAGCTTTTAGAGAAGCTAATCAAAAAACTCAAAAATTTTATTCTGATGCTGTTGAAGAACAATTAAGACAAATTTTTGGATTTAAAAGAGTAGGTGTTGATGCCTCTGGTGAAGCCGATTTACAAGAATTACAATCAAAAGAAGTAGCTTCTTTATTAGCAAAAGCTCAAACACAGGGATTACAAGAATTTTTAACTGAATTTCAAGATATACCAGGATCAGAAGCAGAAGTTAAATTATCTAAAAAATTCGTTAAAGTTGGTGGACAACCAGGTGAATTTGAAGCAAAAGGTGCTAAAGGTAAAGGTAAGAGAGTAGCAGAACGTGCTGTTGCAAAGTATGGTTATACTCCAGACGGTTTAAGAGCTGCAGCAAAAGAAGCCGGTATGTCGATTAGTGAATATTGTGTAAAAAATTTATTATTTAAAGATAAAAGATTTAATGCAATACGGATAAAAACTAAAAATTTGTTTACTCTAGTTTCTGTTCAAAACGAAAAAGGTGCAGTTACAAATTACTTTGTTTTCTTAAAAAATATTAATCCAAAACCATCGGATTTTGTTGCTAGTTTTGAAAGAGAAGTTTTACATTTTAATTATTCGGGTTCTTTTGAGAAAAAAATTGAAGAATTTGTTATTAAAGGTATGAACACCCTTGCTGAAAAAACTATAGATAGTGTAAATGATGCTCATAAACGATTAGGTGGAGGATTTGTACATTTTGCAATTTCTGAATTAAGTAAAAGTAAAATTAAAACTACCTTACGAACTGGACCAGGTAAGGGTATGAGAGCTGCTAGTGTTAAGACACCAAAAGATAAAAAACGGGGACTAAAAAGAAAAGGTTTTGCGCCATCTATGTCTGATTTACAATTAACTGCAGCCGTACGAAGATCGTTAATTAAAAGAATGCCTAAAGGACCTGTGGGCGGCCCACCTAAAAGTGGTACAATATTAACATATAGATCGGGTAGGTTTGTTGCAAGTGTTACTGCGCGTATAAGAAATCAGCTAATAAGATATTTTTATGAACCTACATATTTTGTTCATGAATCAACACCTCGTGACCCAAGAGTACTTATTGAAACAAGTATACGTAATATAATACGAAGAAAATTAGGTGTCGAATATAAAATCATTAAAC